AGCTAGTTGTCTCTTTAGAACTTTCTGTTTTTATGTTTTCAGCATTGACGTTGAAGTTTTTACCAGCGTGAATGTTTATATCGTTATCTGCGTGTAGATTTAAATCACCCTGTGTTCTAATATTAACGCTGTTGGTTGAGTACATATCAATTGTACCCTCACGACCCAATTCAATATAACTTTGACCATTAGCGTGAATAATAAACAATGATTGAATACTATCATTCATCATTATCATATGACCGCCGGCAGTTCTAAATCTCATTAACTGGTCTTTACCGGCTAGGTCTCCGTCATCTAATACAACACTATGCCCGCCTCGTCTACCTACAACTTTGAAATTTTTGTCAGGAATAGAATCATCTTTAACTGCATCTGCAATTGTAGTATCATCGTACCCACCTTCGTATATAGGTCGTCCAGGAGTGCTTATACCAAACACTCGACTAGGACTTTCACGCATACTGTTGCTACCAATAGTACCTCTATCAGGATCACGTATAAGACCTTGTTGGTTTAATATTGCTGCCTGATAACTATGCACCGGTCTAGACAGTGCCGACAACAACGACTTGTTATCTTGTTTTTGATTTGCATTGTTTATTTCGCCAACCGGCAATCTAGTTGCGCCACCATATGAATCAGCTTCGCCAGAATTGTTTATGATTACACTATCACTTGATCCTATTGCAGGAACCATGTGTGTTAGTCCCGGAGTAGGAACACAACCAATATAATATCCAGCATCAGCAACACCATTTAAGAAAAGACAAACAACTTCAGTACCTATATCAGGTGGAGTTGCCCAGAAGCCATAACTTTGTGGATTGCCTAAGTAGTCACCTTCTGATTTAGAACTGGCAGTATTGGGTGTTGAGCCAAAGAAAGGGCTTAAGTAACTTACATATTTCCAACTGTTTGGATCATCTTCATTGCCAGCATCTAGGCGTTTTAAGTAAACTCTAATTCTTCCTGAACGAGTGGTATCAATATTATCTTTAACAATACCAAGCACTGCGCTAGGAATCGTGTTGGCACCACCTCTATCATCTTTATAGTTACTAAGTGTACCTCGTACTTTTTGAATATCATCACTCATTTTTTATCTCTTTTAAATTTATCCACCAGAATCATCGTCTGCTACTTTACCAGTAGAAGTGCTTGATCCAGTGCCTGCAGTCTTGCCCCAATTAGCAACTAAGATATCGTGTTCTTTTTTGGCTGCAACATTGGCTGCTATCTTAGCGTTAACATCATCTACTAATGGTTGTATTACAGAAGCGTAACTGTCTTTCAAACTTTTTAGCACTTCAAGGTCTTGTGGTTTTGCAACTTCAATTTGACCATCCCACATTTGCGCATCCCAACCCAACACGTTTCGTAATTCTTTTCCGCTTGGTAAAAATATCGGAACTGATACAGATGAGCCATCTTGATAAGCCTTAATCATTGCACCGTTAAATGTTGTTCTTGCAGTAGGTGATGGATTAGGGGCTACGAATTTTGGTGGCTCTGCTGGTGTTGAAACTGTTTCAGGACTAGTTGTAGGAGAAGTGCCTTGGCCGGTTGTAGTTGCAACTGTTGTTTTATCAACTGCGTCAGTAGTATCACCTGAATTACTAGAAACAGATCCCGATGATGTTGAATTGTCTGCGGGGCTTTCGTTAGCATTAGTATTGGGATCAGAGTCAGAATTAGAACTAGAATTAGAACTAGAATTAGAACTAGAATTAGTTGAAGCAGGGGTACTTGCTGCCGCCCTGCTGTTAGGAGCGACAGGTGGGGTGGTCGCAGTGTCGCCGGCTTTAGCAAATTCAGGAATTATACCAGACAATGACTGTTCAAATTTACCTTTACTAAATGTACTAATTACGTTTGTTAACATGTACACCATTCCCTTTACCTTAGCTTTTAATTCTTTTGGGTAATTCATAAACTGAATATCACCGTTAGGAATTAATAAACCATTAGTGTTATTATAATCTGCTCCTTGTTCAAAATAGATTTCAATAAACACTTGACCACTGTTTGGATTAATCGTAAGATTGTCCCCATACCATTTTTGTAAACCATTTGTACCAGCAAGACCTACCGATGGCATTAAATAATCCGGGTCACCTAAAATTTTAAGTTTAAATTTTAATAAATCTTGCGGGCTATATAAAAACGATTTAACACTGTTGATTACATCATTTGTGCCTGACTTACTGTTAACTGAATCAGTGTTCATTGCAGATTTTTGTGACACTGTTGCAGACTGTGCGTTTTTTGTTGCGGCTTCACTTGCATATGCGGCATCAACGTTATACAATAAATTATAATCTTGCTCATACGATAATATTTCAGAATTTTTACCAGTATACCAGTAATTATACTTTTTATGAGGTCCATAATATGAACTAGTCTTGCTTGTATATAAAGACCTAATATAGGGGATTTGATATTCTAATACTTTGTAAGTTATCTTATATGCATATTCGTTTGTTTTTGGGTCTCGTTCAGGTGAGTTTATTTTAACTGTGTTAGATATGTTATACCATGACAATGTTTTTGGATTTGGATTTTTATCTACCGTTGATTCAGTATCTTGTACTGGTTGATCTATCTCTTTATCAACAGCAGTCATCATATTTTTTAAATACTCACTTTGAGTAATAACTTGGTCAATAGCTTGTATAATAGATGTTCCTGCTTGCATTTCAATAGTTCTGATTTCTTTTTCAATACTACCTAATCTGTTTTTCCAAGCAGTTCGTTCGTTGCTACCATCTGCATTGTGTATCGAATTAAACGGAGTTCTTTCTTTAACATAATAGTCTTTTGGCACAAGTCTGGCATCACCTATTGCTGTACCTTTTTCAAATTCAATAGCATATTCATTAGGATAAGTTATTTTTCCATCATTAACTTTAGATTTTTCTAACGAGTTTAATCCCTGTACCATACCCCAAATAGATTTTTTACTAGTTTCTTGACCTGCACCAACTAACACATCTTGAATGGTTTCGCCGGCTAGAGTTAAGTTTGTAGGTAACGTACCAAAATTAGCACCCTTGGCTACTTGATCTGTAACTTGTACGGCTGTGATACTATAAACTGTTACTTTGTTTTCTAATTTAAATTTAAAGTCTTTGATTTTTATAGGGAAGCCTCTTTCAAACACCGACTGCGTATCTGATTTAGTTATATCTGACTGTGGATAATCAGCCGAGGTAACTAGTTTTCCGTTCTTATCATACCCGTAAAATTTAATAGTTAATAGAAAGTTTTCCTTCAATGCAACTATCTGGGCATTAGCATCGGCTGCGCCTGCTTTAGCTTGTTGCGCCGCAACTTGTGCTTTTGCTAAGGTATGTGGGAAGCTAAATCCATATGGTTCATATATTTTAAATTTAAACTCACATGAATTTGTTGCGCTCATTGTTTCTTTGTTATTGACCTTAGTTAATATTTCTAAATCATCGATGTACAAATCTAAATCAAATCCAGGTGCTCTAGGACTATCCAATGATGTTGTAACACCACCACTTTGTGCTATTAATTTGAATTTACTGACTTTGGTATAGTCACCACTCATATACGAATTGAAGTCAGAACTATTCAACATGTATAATCCTATTTTGTAAGTGTAACTACTAAAATCACCTAACGGATTGTAGGTTCTTTTTCCTACAATAGACGCCGCACCAGTTGAAGGATTAGTACCGGCTGCACCGGCAGCAGTAGTACCAGCATTTGGTGTGGTTGTAGAATTAGAGTTTGTTGAAGTGGAAGTAGAAGTACTGTCCCCTGCTTTATCTCCGTCTGCTGTAGCCGGGGCTTTTGTGGCGTCAGGGGCGGCAGATTCTGCTGGTTTATTTTTTTCTACTTTGGCTTTAGTAATAGCCGCTTGAATTGAGTTTGCTGTATTAGTTATTATTCCTCTGAGAGGCGCTATTAAATTTTCAATATTGTCAATTAATGCGTTGGCCGCAGTAGCGTCTTCTGCAATTGCGGCTGCAGATAACGATTTCATCTTGCTGATTAGCGCATTGTATTCTACGTTTACAGCTTGCAATGCAACCCTTGGACCAGATTCTAATGCATCAAATTTTGCTTGGGCATCTTCGGCAGCGGGGTCAATATCACCATACTGGGTAGCTAGATCCTGTTGCGCAGTACTATAACCGGGCACAAATGCAATAATTGCGTCGGCCGCCTGTTGTAAATCACTTAGTGCTGACATCTTAGAATCCTAACGCTGAACGTAAGTTTGGTAGTTGTGGGATATAAATTCCAGTACCAGCCACAAAATCAAAGACAGGATCTTTAAGTCGATTTGAATTGCGCTGTGCAAACACCCACCACAATCTACTATCAGAATATAAATCATACGCTAACAAATCAGGTCGCATGTTGTACGTTTGAGTTATTTCCCAGTATCTATCGCTAGGGTCTAGTGGTATAGTTCTGTTAATCATAACATCTAAGTATTCGTTATTAATAACCGATGTAGTATAATACGGGCTTGTTTGTGGGTATGCCATTACCAAATTCCTCCACCGGTTTTAGCTGATAATTTACCTGCCGCATAGTCTTTGAGACTAAAGTTTTTACTAATATCATTTCGTGTAACTACCGGTACAAGCGTTAGTGACAGTGATATTTTAGTTGGTACGTATGTCACTTTGTCTTGGCTAGCAAGTCCAGAGAATGCTGCCGGTTTGCCAACACCCCCCGGGGTCAATCCGCTTGACCCCAATCTAGTTTTACTACCACTAGACAGTTGGGCTATAGACACGCCTCCCCATTGACTATTACTCCCGGCCCTTATGTAATCTACATCATTAGGTAAATTATAACTGAAGCTAGTAAGCAACAACGGATGCTTTTGAAATTGGTGTAATCCATATCCAGTTAGATATAATAAGGGAGGGGGAGTACCTGCTCTAGGCGAAGTATCTTGTCCATAAAACATTTTAGTAGCTGACTTGAAAAAATGAATCACTGCTAGCATGTAGTTAGCTTCGGCTGTATCTTGTGCTGTAAAATCTGCTGTAATTGAAATATCATCTACACTACTATTTTTATAGAAAAACATTTTATAATTAGAATGTGTTAGCTCGGCCGGGTCGTAGTTTGCACGATATGATGTATTGATTTGAGGTGAGTATGGAAACAATACACCATCTGTCGCTATCAAGGGATATAGTACATCAGATTTAGAAGCAATCTTATATAGATAATCTGCTGAGCCAGCTAAACTTAATCGTATACGCCAATCATCTTGTTTGTAGGGAGTTACAGTAACAGCCGGATTTGAAGTTAATGCACGGGAAGTTGATCCGACTACATTGGTAGAAGATGAGTTGAATGCAGCCGCGTCACCTGCGGCGGCCGCCTCTTCTGCTATAGCCGCATCTTCTGCGGCCAATACGCCATATGGATCGTCTACCGGTTCATTTTGTCGAAATGCGGCCGCATCATCTGCGGCTGCTCGTTCTTCTGCTATGGCCGCATCTTCTGCTGCCAATACGCCATATGGATCATCAATTGGTCGACCATTTCGTTCCATATCAGTAAATGCTTCAGCATCACCTGCGGCTGCAGCCTCTTCTGCTATAGCCGCATCTTCTGCCGCCAATACGCCATATGGATCAGCTATTGGTTCGTTTTGTCGAAATGCTTCAACATCGCCTGCGGCTGCCGCCTCTTCTGCTAATGCGGCATCTTCTGCCGCTAATACGCCGTATGGATCAGCTATTGGTTCGTTTTGTCGAAATGCTTCAGCATCATCTGCTGCCGCGGCAGAAGCCGCTAATGCCGCATCTTCTGCGGCCAATACGCCAGTGGGGTCAGACAACGTAGATGTTTCAGTAACCGTGATAGTAGTTTCTGTGCTTTGACTTAGTTCATTAAGTGCTACCGGCGTAATAGTTGATGTAGACTCAATTGGGTTTACTGTAACTTCTGATACAGTACCATCAATATTTGTAACAGTAGTTGTATTATTAGTAGGATTAGATTGGCTAGTAACTATTGCAGGATTTGCAACTAGTGTTTCACTAACAGCAGTCTCTCCTGCTGAGTTGGGGGTAGGTGTTACTGTCGTAGTAGTTGCAGGAGTCTGTACAGTTCCTGCACTAGACGCGGCTTGTCCAGCTTGTCGTGCCGCATTAGCAGAGGCTGCGCGGTCTGCTTCGGATATTGACCCGGCTTTTAAGGCAGCGGCTTCTTCGGCTGTAATTGCTCCAGAGGCGGCTGCTCGGTCAATTGTGCTATTTCCAAATTTTCCCGATGGGTTTGCAGTAAATGCCGATGCTCTTAAACTTGCAGCCTTGTTTGCCGCCTGTGCCTCAGGTGTTAATGAGGACGCACCGATTGTTGTGGTAGTTTGATTACCACCTGTTGTAGTACCGGTGACACTGGTACTGGTTATTACGTTATTTGCAGGAGCGGCCGCTGACTCAAAATTTGCTGTCTTTGCAATTTGAGCATCTTGCGATGCTCTTTCAGCACTGAATTGAGAGTAATTTGATATCTGATTAGTTACAGTAGATAATTGAGATTTCGTAACATTGATAGACTCTAATACTTCTTTAGCCGAGTTAACTTGACCCTTTGCAATCATACTATTATACAGGGATTGCTTGTCCGCAAGGTCGGCCGCAATTGCGGCACGTTCTTCTGTTAATTGAGCTTGTGTTGGGGTTGCCATAGTATGTTGTTATCCTTACTTATATTTAGCTAAATAAAAAGGTGCTCTTTTTACCTTTTCCTTAAAAAACTGTTGCTTTTCTGCAATAGACCTGCTATACTTAACACAACATAATAACGGAGACCTATGTCTATAACCACTAGAAAACCTGTCAACTACCTAAATAACAAAGATATTTTAAAAGAAATTCACTCTAGCAAAAATGCTTATTGTAGCTTTTTGACCCCAGAAGATCACCGATATGATTATATTGTAGACATGCCCTTAGCTACAATTGAAGAAAGTTTAGCTCATGCATCTAAACCAGAAGTCATTCAGGAAGCAAAAGAAACACGGGCAACTAGATTAAGTTTAGAGGCAGGAGAAAAGGATTCAGTTAGCCCAGACTCAATCCCAGTGACTGACTTAGTTTTTAGGGTAATGACTTGGGATCATGTACCAGTCGCACCAAAACAACCACGCAAATCAGACAAAAAGAAAACTGCTAAAGATATATTTGAAGTTGAATCGGATATTGATGAACTATTTGCAGATTTAGAAGATACAACAACAAAAGCCGAAGTTGATGACATGGTTCACGTTAAAGTTAACTTTCCACCATTCCAACATTTCCGTGTAGATAACACTAATACATACCAATGTATTGGAAAAAGTCATTGGAACGGTTCGTTAAGAGACGGTGAATTCAGCAAGGATCACGGAAACATCACAAACAAACTTGCCCGTATGTACATTATGATGTGTGAAAAATACGCAATGAAATATAATTGGCGTGGGTACACATACAACGATGAGATGCGCAACTCAGCTATCCTTCAACTAACATATGTTGGCTTACGTTTTAATGAAGCAAAATCAGCAAATCCATTTGCTTACTATACAGCCGCTATAACAAATAGTTTCTGCCGTGTATTGAATACGGAAAAACGCAACCAAAACATACGTGATGATATTTTAGAAATCAATGGTCTTAACCCAAGTTGGTCAAGACAAGCTAGTTCTAGTACTAGCTATGAAGAATAATTAGCAATTTAACCAATGACGTTGTAATCCAACGTCATTCCTATTATAATATAAAGATGAGTAACCTTTTCAAAAAAGCGGCAGTATTTACCGATATCCACTTCGGTCTTAAGTCAAACAGTTTACAACACAATCAAGATTGTGAAAGTTTTGTAGATTGGTTCATCACCAAAGCAAAACAAGAAGGTTGTGAAACTTGTTTATTTTTAGGTGATTATAATCATCACCGGGCTAGCATAAACATTCATACACTTCAGTTTGGATTGCGTTCACTAGAAAAATTAAGTGCGGCATTTGAACGTGTTTTCTTTATACCCGGTAATCACGATTTGTATTATCGTGACCGTCGTGATATTCATAGTGTTGAGTGGGCTAAACATTTACCCAATCTTACTATTGTTAACGATTGGTTTAGCGAGGGTGATGTAGTTATTGCGCCCTGGCTTGTGCAACAGGATTATAAGAAAATTCAAAAACTAAGTGGCAAATATATGTTTGGTCATTTTGAACTACCACATTTCTATATGAATGCTATGGTAGAGATGCCCGATCACGGTGAACTAAGCAGTGACCACTTTACTGGTTTTGACATGACATTCAGTGGTCACTTTCACAAACGACAAGCTAAGAAAAACATCTGGTACATTGGCAATGCCTTCCCACATAACTATGCAGATGCAGGAGATGACGCACGTGGCATGATGGTGTTAGAATGGGGTAAAGACCCTGCATTCTATAGTTGGCCAAGACAACCGTTGTTTAGAGTTTATAAACTTAGTGATGTGTTAGAAAACCCTGAAGGCTTGCTATTGATTGACAGTCATGTTAGAGTACATCTTGATATTGACATTAGTTATGAAGAAGCTAACTTCATTCGTGAAACATTAATTCCAGAACACAAACTAAGAGAAATGACATTGATACCAATGAAAGTTGACCAAACAGAACAAACTACTGGTGGTGATGGTTTAAAATTTGAATCCGTCGATCAGATTGTCATTGACCAAATTAACAGCATCGAATCTACTACATTCGACAAAAAGATTTTGTTGGAAATTTATAACAACCTATGAGCATTACACTTAAGAATATTACCCTACGAAATTTCCTTTCAATAGGACAAGTAACACAAGCAGTTGACTTTGACAAAAAAGACTTAACACTTATTCTGGGTGAGAACTTAGACTTAGGTGGTGATGGTGCTCGTAATGGTACAGGTAAGACAACCCTTATTCAAGGACTTTCCTATGCACTGTTTGGTGTTCCAATCAACAATATTCGCAAAGATAATTTAGTTAATCGTACAAATGGCAAAGCCATGATGGTTACATTAGAGTTTAGTGCGAACGGCGTTAATTATAAGATTGAACGTGGACGTAAACCAAACATCTTACGATTTTATGTCAATGATGTACAAGAAAAGAATCAGGATGATGCACAAGGTGAGAACAAAGAAACACAACAAGCAATTGAACGTGTGCTTTGTATGTCAGCCGATATGTTCCGTCACATTGTTGTATTGAATACCTATTCCGAACCATTTCTTGCACTAAAAAATAACGAACAAAAAGATATTATCGAACAGCTTTTGGGTATTACATTATTATCTGAAAAGGCTGAAGTCATAAAGAACATGATTAAGTCTAGTAAAGATAGTATCCAACAAGAAGAATTCAATGTCAAAGCCATTGAAGAAGCTAACAAACGTGTTAAAGAACAAATCGATGCACTAAAGCGTAGACAAATGTTATGGCTTAAAAAGCACGATGAGGACTTAGCCAATCTTGCATTAGACTACGATGATCTCAGTAAAATTGATATTGATGCTGAGTTACTAGCTCATAAAGAATTATCAGTTTGGAACGAGAAGAAAAAACAACAGGATGCATACAATGCATTGGTTGCTCGTTCCACTGCTTGGCAACAAAAGCACAACAGTGATGTGTCTGTTGCTCATAAAGCATATTCTCTTAAAAATGAGTATGACATTGAAACTGAACTAGAAACATGGGCTAAGTTAAATGAGTGGCTTAAGAATGAAGCGGAACAAAAAACTATTGCTACTGCAATAGATGCCCAAACCAAAAGTATAGAAAAAGAAAAAAAATTAATTTCTAAACTTGAAAAAGAGGTTCGGTCATTAGCAGAACATACTTGCTATGCATGTGGTCAAGATTTTCATGATGAGAAACATGAACAAGTTACATTAGAGAAAACCACATTGCTTGAAAATGCTAGGTCTGAGTTAGCTACATTTGAAAATCAATTGATTGAGGCGCAATCATTGATTAAAGATATAGGTCCTAAACCAAAGCCATCATATAAAACCGAAGCAGAGGCTATTCGTCACGGCGGTGATGTATCTAACTTAAAGAAAGTTTGGGAAGATAAGAAACAAGAATCTAATCCATTTAGAGAACAATTGTCTGAGCATGTTGATATTGCAGTAGGTGCGCAACCGATCACACATTATGACACCGAAGCGCAAGCTATTGAACATCGTAGTAAAATTGCTAATTTATTACAGCAAATTGACACTAAGGTAAGTGAGGTCGATCCATATTCAGAACAAGTAGTTGAAATGGAAGCAAATGCACTACAAGAAATAAATTTTGAAAGTATTAACAAACTTACAAGAACAATGGAACATCAAAAGTTCTTGTTAGATATATTAACTAGCAAAGATTCGTTTGTTCGTAAGAAAATCATTGACCAGAACCTAAGTTACTTGAATTCACGATTGACACATTATTTAGATAAGATTGGTCTACCGCATCAAGTTGTTTTTAAGAATGACTTACAAGTTGAAATCACTGAGTTGGGTCGTGAACTTGACTTTGATAACTTGTCTAGGGGTGAGCGTAATAGATTGATTCTGGGTTTGAGTTTTGCTTTCCGTGATGTGTGGGAGAATCTGTATCAACCTATCAATACATTGTTTATTGATGAATTGATTGACAGTGGATTGGATACAATTGGGGTTGAGAATAGTATTGCTATTCTTAAAGACATGTCACGCAGAAGACATAAATCAATTTGGCTTGTGTCACATCGTGAAGAACTAGCCGGACGTGTTCCAAATGTGTTAAAAGTTATTAAAGAAAACGGATTTACGACATACGCTACTAGTAGCGAAATGGAATAATTTACGGAAACAGTTTATATAGATAAGTAATAACATGCCATCACCACAGAAGAACAAAGGATCAGGATATGAGAGAGAAGTTGCAAAATTTCTTTCTGAGTTGTACGGAGAATCATTTATTCGTGCTCCCGGATCCGGTGCATACGTAGGTGGCAAGAATCAAGCAAGAACTCAATTCTTGCACGAAGGTCAGATACGTTCATTTAAGGGCGACATTGTTCCAGGACAAAGTTTCAGTAAAATGAACATAGAATGTAAATTCTATGCTGATTTCCCGTGGCACTTACTTCTTACAGGAGAGTGTAAACAACTTGATTCGTGGCTAGAACAGCTACTTGATGTAGAAGAACCTGACGATTTAAACTTGCTTTTTATGAAGTTTAATCGTAAAGGACAGTATATCGCAGTGCAAGGAAAACTAACATGGAAAGCAGATAACTGCATTTTTTATAGTAGTAAGAAGCACGGCGATTGGGTAATCATGGAGCATTCTAGCTTCTTTCAAAACAATGCTGAGTTTGTGAAAGCATACTCATGCACAACAACAGACACAACGTCAACGTAAACCAAAACAAATTAATAAAAGCAGACACAAAGTTCGCATAATATAAAAATTAGTTGGCTCGGTTGCGAGTCCTCCTTGAGATTGTACAGATTGTGCTGTGCCGTCAGATTCTGGAGTATGCTTATCAGTAATGATAAGGAACACCGAGAAGGCTCTCGTCAAAGCGAACCTTCAATGAGTCTATATCTAACTCTATCTTGCGGATATAGAACATGCGTTGTCGAGGCGTTAATTGAAATAACATTAACAGACCTCACTACAGTCCCATATACTTTACAGGACAACCGGTGGCGTACCATAGCACAAAGAAGCTAATTGTACGGGGAATAGATGGCAAAGGATGACGGTCATGGCAAACATACGTTTAACCAATGGTGGGGCAAAATTTGCTCTACCATGGCTTCTAATCGGCAATATATCCCTGACACATTAGAATTAAAAAGAATATGTATTCTAGTTAACCGTAAAGAGATAAGAACGAGCGATAGCGAGTTCTTAGATGAACGTAGTTCATCTCTTAATGACCCACAAAATATAAGCTGTAATTTTAGCTAAATGAACAGTAATGGTTAGAAGAATGGCAACTTAGTGTTCTTAGTTGTTTCTAAGTTATCTTCTATAAGTTTGGTTATGTTCTGACGTTCTGTAATACTCATATTCAATACATCCTCATAGGATACACCCCCACGCATGTACCAAGACATTTTTAGTGCTCCATTCTTAATGGTATTACACTCATGTTCCATGTCAGTAATCATCTGCTTAATCTCCTCGGAACCAAGAAGAAGAAGCCTTAATCGAAAAAATCAGATATGTTGATGTTAAATTGTTGTTGGTAATCATGTGAGCATTGCATACACTTAACATCTAATGGCTTAAGTTCAGTGCTCTTTCTTAGCTCAATATAACTTTCTTTGATAGTATTGTGTGTGTTTTTGTCACAATTTTCTAAGAATTCTTTGATATGATTTTTGTCAAATACTGTACTATCCGGTGTTTTAATATACTCAATAGAATTGATTATCAAACCCATTGTTAGGGAGTTGATAGTTTTTAATATTTCAGCAGTTTTTTCATTTTTCTCAACTGCGTCAGTTATACTATCTAATGAATATAAGACTCTTTGTATTTCAAATTGATTTGTACTAGCAGAGTTGACTTCTTTGTATGTAGATGGTTTAAACTTGATTTTTAAATCATTGAGTTCTAGTGATTTGGAATAATCGCCGGGTTTAAAGCTAGCTAAGATCCCAGTAAGATTCACATCGTACTTACTTGATTCCTCACAGGACGGGCAAACTGTTTCCAGTTCCATAGTCTGTCCATTAGTTGCCATTTTTATAGCAACTAGTATTGGATCCAAATCAACATTAAGAATTTCCCATGGTTTCTTAATTGCAGGAATGCAACTTTTGATAATCTCTACTACAGCAAGTCCATTATACAATGCATCTGGTGTTCTACTAGTGATCTCATCAATTGCTGTCATTGGATATACCGGTAGTTCTTTGTTCTCCGGAAAGTCAATTACATCTGATGCGTAGCCTATGCCACCGCTGGGTAATGATAGATATAATGCTGGTCTACGAAAGTACTGTTTGAGTGGATTTTCTGGGGTCATGTTGTTTCCTAATAAATTGAGTGATTTGGTAACACTAAATACAATATCACCCAATATTTATAAGAACTAAACACATGGCAGATTTAAATCATGAGGACCTCGTAAAAGCGTTTACCGCAGCCTCTATTGCGGCCAACGACCACGCACGTGCCCAAGCGCAAGCTCAAAAAGCTACGGAAGATGCTCAAAAAGCCATTGATGACTACGCAGCCATGAATGCACAAGCGGCCGCAGAAGTAGAAGCCGCTAGTAAAAAGACTAAACAAGCATTAACTGACTTATCAATGTCTCTTGGAAAGAGTGCAGTTGATTTAGGTAAAGCTATGGTAACTGGTTCTGAGGGTACGACTAAGTATGCCGGTGCGGTTCAAGGTGCAGCCGATGCAGCCGGTAATGCTGCCGCAACAATGTTAACAGCATTTGGTCCACTTGGTATTATTGTTGGTGGTGTTATCAAAGCATTTGGTGCATTGGTTGGGGCAAGTTTAGAACAAAACGATAAGATAATGAAATCGTACAGAGAACTATCGGATGTAGGCTCTGTAACCGGTAGTTTAGAAAAATTAGGACAAGATTTAAACCGTGTAGGTTTAACAAGTAATGAAGCGGAAAAGTTTGGTAAATTATTAGGTAAGACTGCACCTGATTTGGCAGCGTTTGGTGGCAGTGTATCAGCTGGTAAAGATAAATTTATTGGTGTGTTTGAGGGGATGATTGGCGTTGGTAACAAGACTGAAGCCGCCATGGCTCGTATTGGATACAGTGCTGATGATATGCGAGATGCTACAGCAGACTATGTTTCAAAACAGTCTAGACTAGGATTAGCTCAAAATAAGACAGCAGAACAATTACGAGGTGAGTCAGTAAAGTACATGGTTACTCTACGTGAGTTAGGTGAACTAACAGGTATGAGTAGAGATGAAGCACAGAAATTAATTGACCAACAACAAGCTGACGCTAGATGGTCAATGACGTTACGTCAAATGACGGCTGATGGACAGGGAGAAGAAGCTAAAAAGTTACAAGCCTACATGGCAACGTATGAAAAGACATTTGGTAAAGATGCTGCCGCTGGATTGATGGAGCAAATTGCCAACAAGGGTGCTATCGTAGGTGAAGCCAGTGCTAAGGCATATACATCAACCCAAGGTCAAGCATATGAAATGGCTATGAAAGTAGCTAAAGACCAAGCAACCATGCAAGAAGGCTTGAGCCAAACTGCTGTTGGAATAAGAAAGAACATGGATCAATTGGGTCCTTCTTTTGCAGTAGCGGGACAGGCCATGTCTAGTATGACCGGTGATGCACAGCAAGTGAATGCGGCATATGCAATAGAAAATAAGAAAAATATTGATGTACAGGGTAATTTAGCTAAGACACAAAAAGAAAGCGGTGACTTACTAGCTAAAAATACTGAGTTAGAACAAGTTAACCGTCGAAATAGAATCTTGGCTGATAAAGCATTGATGGAGGTTACTCAAGTTAGTGTTTCTGTGTTTGCAAAATTAAATGAGGTTGTATTTTCATTGGGTAAAACTTTAGCTAAAATTATTGACAAATTTAGTAGTTACATAGGTAAACAAACTAATTTTTCAGAATCTTTCAAAGACAAAGACGATTTTAAAGCCGATGTTGACGTTGCTAAAAATGCAATAGCTGAAAGTGAACGACAAAAGAAAAAATTAGAATTAGAAGCACAATATGCGCAAGATGCAACGGGTAAAACATTACAAGCCGCAATAGATGCTGCCAAACAAGGTCAAAAAGAAAATCAGTATAGCGTAGATGAGTTTGGTGCAACAACAGGTGATAAGGGACTATCTGATCTTTACTCAGAAGAAGTTAAACGTTTAGAAGAATTAAAAAAACAAATTGCAAAAAAAGATGGTACTATTGATGCTGAGAAAGCTCAACAATTGCAAAAAGACAAACTATTAGTAATTGAACAGAAAACATTAGAAGACAAGAAAAAATTAATTGAGGCCGAAAAGAAATTACAAACTGCCCCTAGCACATCCAGTAGCGGAGCCAGTGGTACTTCTCCGCCGGCGGCTGGTGGAGAATCTTCAGCCAAAGGTGCGCCGGCAGCGGCAGGTAGCGCCACTGGCGCCACAACCTCACCGGAAAAAGTTTTAGAGTTTGGAACCGCATCAGGATCTAAAACTAATTTTGAAGCAATTGACCCTGGGCTAAAGGATAAAGTTGTAGCTGCCGCAACTGAATTTAATGAAGCTAGTGGTGGCAAAGACAAAATAAAAATTAATAGTGCTAAACGAGCCGCTGAGGATCAGCAAAGATTATGGGATGAATCAATAGCTAACGGACGCCCAGGCAAAACCGCATCTGGTATGCCTATAGGAAAACCAGGTACAAGTAAGCATGAACGCGGCCTTGCAGTTGATATTCAAAATTACAAAGATCCAAAGGCTGTAGCGGCAATGAACAAGCAAGGGTTACGTCAGACTGTACCAGACGATCCGGTACACTTTGAAGTTCCTAAGGCTATGGAAGGCGGCGCATTTGCCGGCCCTAATTCCGGGTACCCAGTCGAACTACATGGTAAGAATGAAAGTGTTTGGCCAGAAGAAAAATTAAAAGCAACATTGGCTGAAGTTCAAAAATCTAGTATAGAAGATTATAAAAAGCAACTATTGGGTGAGATGGGAATGAATTCTACCTCATCTACACCGGCATCATCTACGTCATCGGACAACTCTGATACTACTAGTAGAATGATGGAAATATTGACTACCAAATTTGATGATATGATAAACCAATTAGAAACATCTAATGGCACATTGCGTAATTTATTAACATACGCACAGGCATAACAGATAAATATAAGACTATGGCATACAAAAAACGTTTCCAAGCACCTAATGTAACAGGTACAGTCAGTCCCATTTCAGGGGCTAATAGCAACCGAGGCGCCTGGAATAGTGAAGTAACTGCATCAGGCAATTATAACAATAATGATTTTGGTTATAAAAATTACCAAAGTCGTTTACCAGAAGTATATACCGGACATCCAAACCGTATTGAACGATATAATCAGTATGAAATGATGGATGTAGATGCAGAGATTAATGCTTGTTTGGATATTATTGCTGAGTTTAGTACACAAAAAAATGAACAAAATGGTACACCTTTTGAGATAGAATTCAGTGAAGATCCTACTCCACATGAAGTAGAAATCATCAAAAAACAATTGCAACAATGGTGCAAACTCAATGAGTTTGATACACGAACATTTAAAATCT